TAGGGAAGATTGTCTCATGTCTTCCTGGTACAGGATTTGGTTCTGCTCTATAAGATGTAGATAGACAGAAAAATCCTGGTGCTTCTGGATTTGATAGTAGTTCATATTCCAACCACATCTGTCCTGTTTGTGGTAGTGGCCAAATATTATCTGCATAGTTGTATGTTGCTACTGTTTCTGGATCTTCACATGCAGCAAGTATACTTAAACGATTTTGAGTATGAACTTCAAGGAAACCTTTAGACAAAAAAAATGACCTCAATAGGTCAAGTGTCTTCGTATATTTTTTTGGATCAATCAGACTTGTCATTACTTTTTCACAAACTGATTTATTTATACAATAAAAAAGAGACCCGAAGGTCTCTTTTGAATTATGTATCCGAAGGATCACATTAGGTTTGCAACTTGTACACGTCTGTAGTACTTGTTGCTGTTGGCAGTAAGAGCACCAGAACCCTGTGTAAGACCCTGAGCAAATGGGTTTGATACCATTCCGTAACGAGTCTTGAATCCAATTTTGGGTTGGAATGTATTTGGGTTGATAGCTCTGACTTGCTGTAGAGGTACATATGGGCAATAGAATAATCCAGCGTCATATGGAGAAGAACCTTTGTAACCAGCAACATAGAAGTGCTTGTCAGCTACGTTAGCAGAGTAAGGATCAACATAAACCTTGATCTTACCGTTAAGAGTACCAACAAGTGTGCTTGCAGTATCATCAACACCAGTAAGAGCATTGTTGCCGTTAAGAGCAGGTGTGTAATCTAGAACACCAGCCATTCCAAGAGCAGAAGCCACATCAGCAGAGCAGATGAGGATGTTGCCCTTCCCACGACGAGTTTGCTGTCCGATAGCGTTAGCATCTCTTTCGATCTGGAAAAGTAGTCCCTTGAACTTCTCAACTGACCATCTACCATTTGAATCAACGTCTAGGTCGAAGATACCAGCATCAGCAGTATTGTTCTGAGCACCTTCTACAGCGTTAACGTAGATTGTACGAACAACTTCTCTGTTGATTTCAGCAAGGATCTCTGTAGAGAGAATGTTGCTTAACTCTTGCTCGGCATCTAGACCATGAATTGCTTTCAAGTCTTGAGCTAGTTCGATTGAGTACTCAGCCTTTAAAGCACGTGACTTCGCAGTAACTGTTACCTTCTCGATTGAGAAACCCATTTCTCTGAAGGCTGTTGCAGCAGAGCTGTCATCCAATCCTTCAGCAGTGGTTGTTGCCATTCCAGTAGCATCACCTGTTACCTCATAGGTTCCAGCAGAACTATCGTTAAGAACAGCAGGGTTGTTGCCTTCAGCGTCGTTAACAGCAGAAGATGAAGCAGTAGGATCATAGTCTGCAAGACGGTTACCAGCACCACCAGAGAATCCAGCGTTAGGCTCGTTGAAGAATGCTTCTCTGTAATCAGAGTCTGTAGCATCACGCATTGTGCCGTAGTTGGTTCTCATCGCAAAGATTAGTCCAGTAGGACCAGTCATTGGCTGAACACCAGCAATGTCATAAGCAATTAGCTTAGGCATTGAACGACGGATAAGACTGATTAGAACAGGGTCAAAACCAGCGACAGGACCTGTTGCAGTTGCACCTGCACCGTATCCTCCTGTACCTACAGTTTGAAGGGTCTCATTCAAGATCTGTCCTTCTTCTGCTTGTGCTTTCTCTTGGTTCTCAAGAAGTTGGGCTACAACACCTTTCTTATAAGTATCCTCGATCTCTGGAAGAGCATCGTGATTAAGAACAGGGGCCCACTTTTCTTGGAGTTGTTTAATGTTAGACATTAGTTTTAATTTCCTTAAAGTGATTTATTATTTGGACCAACGTGATAGAGCATCAACGTATCTAGACATTGTGCCACTCTCGTTGTTTTCTACCAAAGGTGCAGATGCTTCTTCAGTGGGTTCAACTGCTGTTTCTGCAGTTTCAGCCTTCCTAGTGAAGTATGATTCCTTGATAGTTTCGACTTTGTTTTTAAAGTCAGCTTCATTTTCAAACTCAACCCCTTCTGCCAATGAAACAAGCTTCTCCTTTTGAGTTTCAGCAAGTCCAGTAGCACATTCGTTCACGATTTCCATTCTAGTATACTCACCAATCCTCTTATTCAATGAGACATTGGTGTCGATTTGTTCGTTGAGCTTTTTCTCCATATCATTTATCTCTTCAGCCATGCCATCAAGCAGGTTGAATTTTTCTTCGGGTACAGTAAAGTTCTGTTCCACGAATAACTTTTTGAGCCCTTCGGTAAATGCTTCTGCCATCTCCACTCTGATACCATGCTCAACAGCAAGTGAGTTTTCCTCTAACCATTGCTTTGCAGCATAAGAGATGTAGTCATCAACCTTCTCGGCCAATTCTGTTTTAACCTTTTCGACTTCTTCAGTCAAGGCAGATTCATAAGCCTCTTGAAGAGTTTTAGTCTCTTCGTTAACTCTTTGAGTAACAACTGCCTCAAAGATTGTCTTCGCTTTTACTCGGAAGTCTTCTGAGAGTTCTTCACCAGCGACAAGAGCGTCAACATCTTCACTAAAGTCGTACTTGGCTTCTTCAGTGTTTGGCTCTTCTTGGATTGTTTCCCCATCTTTTTCTTCCGAATCGAAGATTTTACCAGACAAACCAGCACTTACGTTACCAGTACCTGCGTCAGAAGGTTTCGTCTTAATTGACTTATCTCCTTCAACAGAAGTAGATCCAGCAGCAGATGCACCAAGGTTCTTCGTACCCTTAGCACCTTCTTCTGATTTACTATCAGAACCACCTATAGCATTAAAATTACCCCCAGAAGTATCGATCTTTTCTCCTGCGGTTGCGCCCTTTTTGATTGCTGTAGAACCAGTAGCTGCGTCTTCGGTCACTTGCTCCATTGAATCTAGCTCTTTAGTAGAGGTCTCAGACATTTGTTTAAACTCCGTCGTATTAGCGTTTGTCTATGTTTATTTATAAATTACAAACTTCTTAAAAACTTATCAAATGCGGAAACCTTCCGTTCTTGAATGTTTATAAGAGTTGCTTCATCAATTTCTTGCTTTATTTGAGCAACAGCAGACTCTTTAAGTATGCCATTATCCCAAACCCATTCCTTTCCTTCCATGATTCCATCAACAAAAGCATCTGGTGCTGATGGATCTGCTACTATATCAGCAGCAGTTGCAAGCATAAAATCATCTTGTACTATATTACAGTTACCTTCTTTGCGAAGAGAACCCATACCACGAGATGAAACTCCAAGTTTTACACCTTCATCAAGAAGGTTCTTGGCAATGTTGCCCATAGGAGTATCAAGAATCTTTGCACGTCCAATAAAATTATTACCTTCTGCTCTAAGAGATTCTATCTTATGAGAAACTTTATCCAGATTGATGGAAGGTCCATCTGGATGTCCTAACTCACCGAGAGCACGACCCTTACGGATATAACTCTCATCGTATTTAGCAACTTCTCTTTCGAGAGTTTTGAATGGATACTTGCGACCATTCTTATTTTCTATCTCAGACTGTAGAAAAACTCCTTCAATAAAGTGTGACCTTTTACCTTCCTTCTCCTCAGAAAGAAAGTTAACTTCGGTTATTTCTTCAGCTATTAGTCTCATCTGTTGGTTCCTCTATAGGTTCGATAGAATCAACCACCGCAGTATTTGGTGGTAGTGGGTCAGGAACTTCTTCCTGTTCTGCTTCTTGATTTGCTATTTCACCTGCAGTAGGTGCAACCTCTGGTGGTTCTTGACCATCAAAAGTCTTATCAGCAATATCATCAGCTGCAGCTTGTCCTGTATCACCGAGGTCGAAACCCCAATCCTTAGCAAACTCAAGCTTCTTTGCTTGAATTGCATCATAGGAAGCTGCGGTCAAAGCATCATTAGTTGTCTCTATTGCCTTTGATTTCTCATCAGCAAAGATGCTATTCACAATAGATTGTGCTATTTCACTGGGCATAATAACTCCACTTTCTTATTTATTTATCTAAAATTCACCTTTGCGCTGATCAGCAGGTGTAACTACGGAAGATGTGTCGGGTGCAAGAGCACCATCTGGTGCAACAGCACCACCTCCAGCAGCAGGATCACCACCTTGCATCATCTCCATTTCCATTGCAGGGTCAGCGATTAGACCATCTGCCATCTCCTTTTCAATCTGTTTATCAATCTCCTTAATCTCAACATCAGTCTGTTTAAGAACCTGACGACGGATATAATCTAGAGAGAAGTACTTACCAACATAAGGATCCATTGCATTAACTTCATTGATCCTTTCGTTACGGATTTCAATCTCCTTGAGTTCGGTGAAGTAGTTATCAGCAATGTAATCAAACTGAATATGCTCTTTCATCTCTTCCCATTCTTCAATGGAAACTATACCCTTTAAAACTAATTGTGTTTTAAGAAGATCTACAAATAATTCAGAGAATCTCTTACGCAATCTTGCGACAAACTTCTGGAACTTAACCTCATCTCTTGTGATCTCAGCAGCACGACCAATGTTAAATGTAGTCTCTGTCTCTAATCTTGAGTTAGGAACGTTGAGTGATTTGTATAGTTTCTTCTGGAAGTACTTAACGTCTTCTAGTTCTCCAAGGTTCTGACCACCAGGTAATGTAGTAATTTCAGTTCCTCTTCCACCTTCTCTTCTAGGTAACCAGAAGTC